TAAATGAAAAATTATCTGAAGTTTTAGATGTTGAACCTATTCAGTTTGAAGTAACTGAAAAAGAATCCGAATCAAAAGAAATTCAACCATTGTCTCCTACTGTTGTTGATGACGATGCCGCATTTGCGAGATGCAATATTCGTAGTCTTATTGAAAAGGGCAATCAGGCGATGGATGATTTATTGAATGTCGCCAAGGCATCTGAACATCCTAGAGCATACGAAGTTGCTGCCGGTTTAATTAAAAATCTTGCAGATTTGAATAAAGATTTACTTGAAATACAAAAAAGAAGAAAAGACCTTTCACCACAAGAAGCATCTTCAGTTAAGAATGTCAATGTGGACAAAGCAGTATTTGTTGGGTCTACTGCCGAATTAATGAAACTTTTGAAAACTAATAAATAGAAAACTATGGACACTTTAATCGAAATCATGCGTAAGGTTTTGGCAGATACTTTTGCTATGTACCTTAAATCACACAACTATCATTGGAATGTGGAAGGTGCAAACTTCCCACAATATCACGATTTTTTTGGCAACTTGTATGAAGAATTGCACGGTGCAGTTGACCCAATTGCGGAAGAAATTCGTTCATTAAATGCCTATGCACCAGGTTCTTTCACAAGGTTTTTAGAACTAACTACCATTGAAGATGAAACTTCTATTCCAGGTGGCATTGAAATGGTTCGCCGTTTAGCGATGGACAATGAAAAAGTTCTTGCAACTCTTGATATTGCATTTAAACTTGCAGACGAATTAGACCAACAAGGACTTGCAGACTTTATTGCAGGTCGTATTGATGCTCACAAAAAACACGGATGGATGCTTCGTAGCATCACAAAGTAAATGTCTGACGGGTATCTTGGTAATGACCGATTAAAAAAAGTCGGCATTGAAATTTCGTTTACCGAAGAACAAGCAAAAGAAATTTTGTTGTGTTCCCAAGACCCTGTTTATTTCATTAAAAATTATGTAAAGATTGTCAATGTGGACAAAGGTCTTGTCCCATTTGACATGTGGTCATTCCAAGAAGATATGGTTCGTGACTTTCATGCGAATCGTTTCTCTATCTGTAAAATGCCTCGACAGGTTGGTAAAACTACTACCACAGTAGGTTACATGTTATGGTGCGTTTTATTCCAAGACGATTACACAATTGCCATTCTTGCCAACAAAGGTGCGTTAGCACAAGAAATTCTTTCTCGTTTGCAAAAAGCTTATGAGTATCTTCCAATATGGTTGCAACAAGGTATTATTGTTTGGAACAAAAGAAACATTGAATTAGAAAACGGTTCTAAGATTTTTGCATATGCAACATCTGCCGCAGGTGTTCGTGGTGGTACATATAACTTAATTTTCTTAGACGAATTTGCTTTCGTTCCTAAGAATATGGCAGACGATTTCTTTACTTCTACATACCCTGTTATCTCATCCGGTCAAACCACCAAAGTTATTATCGTTTCGACACCATATGGTCTGAATCACTTCTACAAGATGTGGGTTGATGCGGCCGAAGGTCGTTCTCTGTATAAACCTATTGAAGTTCATTGGTCAATGGTGCCAGGCAGAGATGAGAAATGGAAAGAAGAAACAATACGAAACACTTCAGAAGAACAGTTTAGACAAGAATTTGAAACAGAATTTATTGGTTCTTCTGCAACACTTATTTCAGGTGCAAAACTACGAAGTCTTGCATTTAAAGACCCACCTTGGCAAGAAGAAAATTTTGACATTTATGAACTACCAAAACAAGGTCGCATGTATATTGCAACCGTGGATTGTTCAGAAGGTGTTGGGTTAGACTATCATACTATTAATGTGATTGATGTGACGGAGACACCGTATAGGCAAGTCGCTAAATATAGAAATAACAAGTTACCTTTATTGTTTTTTCCAACAATCATTTACTCAATATGCCGAAGATACAACGAGGCATTTGCTTTGATTGAGACAAACAATGTTGGCCAACAGGTTGTCGATATTCTACACTATGACTTAGAATATGAAAATGTATATAAAATTGACCATCATCATATCAAAGGGCAAACAATTTCTGGCGGTTTCAAAAGAGCATCTAATTTTGGTATTAAAACAACCAAAACAGTTAAAAAGATTGGCTGTGCCAATTTAAAAACTCTTGTCGAATCTGATAAGTTATTCATACAAGATTTTGATACTATTGCCGAACTGAATACCTTTATTCGTGTCAGAGATTCTTACGCAGCCGAAGAAGGTAATAATGATGATATCGTAATGGGTCTTGTTCTTTTTGCGTGGCTAACTGCCCAAACCTACTTCAAAGATTCAACAAACATAGATATCCGAAAGGTTCTATTAGAAGAACAGAACATGCTTGGAGATGAAGAACAACTTACACCTGTCGGAATTATAGATGACGGAAGAAAAGAAGAAGTCCTCATTGATTCCGGTGATGTTTGGACCGAAAGAGGTTATCACACCTCAAGCTTATAAAAAACTAAATAGACAATAAAAAGAATTCTATCCTATAACAAAAGGAGAAATCCATGGCATTTCAGCTCTCACCAGGCGTAAATGTATCAGAAATTGACCTGACTACAATTGTGCCTTCAGTCGCCACTAGCATTGGCGCATTTGCGGGGCCGTTTGCTTGGGGTCCAGCAGGTGAAATCATTACCATTTCTGACGAGGTTCGTCTTGCAGACAGATTTGGTAAACCTGATTCAACAAATTATGAATACTGGTTCTCAGCAGCAAACTTCCTAGCATATACAAACACATTAAAAATTGTTCGTGCAGTATCGGTTGCAGATACCCGTAACGCTATCGCAAATAGCGCAGCAACTCCTGTCCTAATCAAAAATGAAGATGATTGGGAATTAAACTACTCAACTGGCCAAGGCGCAGTCGGTGAATTTGCCGCTCGTTTCCCTGGTTCGATTGGTAACTCTCTCAAAGTTTCTATGGCAGATGCCAATACTTGGGCAACTTGGACATACGCTTCCAGTTTCACAAGTAGACCAAACACATCAACATATGTAATCAATCAAGGCGGAGGTTTTGATGAAGTTCATATGATTGTTATCGATGAAGATGGCAAATTTACAGGAACTAAAAATACAGTTCTTGAAGTATTCCCATTTGCTTCTAAAGCTGCTGATGCAAAAGATGATTCTGGCAATTCAATCTATTACAAGAATATTCTTGCATCACAATCGAAATATATTCAATGGATGGACCACCCAACCGCAGGTTCCAATTGGGGTGGTAATTCAGCAACTGCATTTGCAAATTTAACTGCCAATGTAACAGTATCACTTTCAAATGGTGCTGATGGTACAATTACAACTGCCAATGTGGTAACTGCATACGATTCATTTGACAATGCCGACTCTGTTGACATTTCATTAGTCATTTCAGGTCCTGCTGGTCAAACACTTGCAGACAGTCTCATTTCAATGGCAGAATCACGCAAAGATTGCTTAGTATTCTTGTCACCAGAAAAAGCAGATGTTGTAAACAATGCTGGTGATGAATCTGCTGATACAGTCGCATACCGTGACACATTGACTTCAACTTCATATGCCGTGTTAGATGGTAACTGGAAATATCAATACGATAAGTATAACGATGTATACCGTTGGGTTCCATTAAACGGTGATGTTGCAGGTCTATGTGCAAGAACCGACCAAGAAAGAGACCCATGGTTCTCACCAGGTGGTCTAAATCGTGGTATCGTTAAAAACATCATCAAGTTGGCATACAACCCAACTAAGACAGATAGAGATACATTGTATGTAAAAGGTATTAACCCTGTTGTTACATTCCAAGGTGAAGGTACAGTTCTCTTTGGTGATAAGACAATGTTGAGCAAACCAAGTGCGTTTGACCGCATCAATGTTCGCCGTCTGTTTATTGTCCTTGAGAAAGCAATTGCTCGTGCGGCTCGTTTCTCATTGTTTGAATTCAATGACCAATTCACAAGAGCTCAGTTTGTTGCATTAGTAGAACCGTTCTTGCGTGATGTTCAAGGTCGCCGTGGTATTACCGACTTCCGTGTAGTCTGTGACGAAACCAATAACACTGGTGAAGTTATCGACCGCAATGAATTTGTTGGCGATATCTATATTAAACCTGCACGCTCAATCAACTTTATCCAACTTAACTTTGTTGCAGTTCGCACTGGTGTGAGCTTTGATGAAGTCGTTGGGAAGTTCTAATAAATAGAGAACAGGAGAAAATAAATGGCATTTAATGTAAACGATTTTAGAGCGCAAATGACAGGGGACGGTGCCCGTCCTAATTTGTTTGAAGTCTCTATGCCATTTCCTGCGTTCTCTGCGCCAGGAAATGCACAAACTAAATTAACATTCATGTGTAAAACTGCTCAATTGCCAGGTGCAACAATTGGTGTTGTACCTGTGCAATACTTTGGCCGTGAATTAAAGTTTGCTGGCAATAGAACATTCGCTGATTGGACAATCACCGTTATCAATGACGAAGATTTTTCAGTTCGCAATGCTTTCGAAAGATGGATGAACGGTATTAATTCACACAACCTTAATATCCGCAATCCAATTGCTTTAGCACCTTTAGGTTACACAGTTGATGGTGAAGTTACTCAGTTTGGTAAACAAGGTAACTCTTTAAAGAAATATAAATTCGTAGGTCTATTCCCAACCGATATCACACCTATCGATGTTGATTGGGGTTCAAATGATGCGATTGAGGAGTTCTCTGTAACTCTCACCTATCAATGGTGGGAATCAGTAGCAGACGGTGTTGTGTAAGGAGAAAGGCTTCGGCCTTTCTCTATTTTATAGGATGATTTTTAATGGCAATTAAACTCTTTGGCTTCACCCTAGGTAAACAAGATATTGTTCAGGTTCAACCACCTGACCAACCATCTTTTGCGCTTCCAACTGAAGCAATCGATGATGGTGCAGTTACCATCACCTCTAACCCTTATTACGGCACCTATGTCGATTTAGAAGGTGCGGTTCGTAATGAGCTCGAATTAATCACCAGATACCGTGAAATGGCAAACCATCCCGAATTGGAGATGGCGATTGATGATATTGTCAACGAAGCTATTACACACGATGTTTCTGGTCGAACAGTCAACATTGTTTTAGATAAATTAAAACAACCTGAAACGGTTAAGAAAAAGATTATTGAAGAATTTGAGAATGTTCTCAAAATGCTTAACTTTGGTAATCTTGCCGATGACCTTTTCAAAAGATGGTACATTGACGGCAGAATTTACTACCATGTAGTTGTTGATGAATCAAAACCAAAAGAAGGAATACGAGAACTTCGTTATATCGACCCTCGCAAAATTCGTAAAGTGCGTGAGTTGGTTAAAGACCGTGACCCTAAGACTGGTGCAAACATCATCAAATCTATTGCCGAATACTATGTTTATTCGGACAAAGGTACCACTACTCAAACATACTCTGCACAAGTAAATGCAGGTCTAAGAATTGCACCAGATTCAATTATCAATGTAAACTCTGGTTTGATGGATGCAAAAAACACATTCGTCATTTCATATCTACACAAAGCAATCAAACCACTCAATCAATTGAGAATGGTTGAAGATGCAGTTGTTATTTACCGACTATCAAGAGCACCAGAACGCCGTGTATTCTACATCGATGTTG